GTAACTGACCCTGAAGCATTAGCTAATGTGAAATTCACAGGGCTAGCTAAAGAAGAGTCTATGGGATCTAACCTACGAGACTTCATAGGTGATAAGAAAGTAGCTCTATCTAATAGACTACTGGCTATTAAAGGAGAGACTGAACTAGGCTTGCATAATCAAGATGAGATTGCAGCTATAGTTAATGTGAAGTCCTCCCTACTAAATGGTGAGGTACTACGAGATGCTACAGAGAACTATAACCTTGCTGATATGTTAGCTATGCAGAGTCATGCGGAAACTTACACTAAGCAGTTAGTTGATCAAGGCTCACGTAAGGCGTCCGATGGTGCTGTAGATATATGGAATGTACCTCAGCACGTTAAACTTACTTATGACACTACTCCGTTCCGAGGTATTAATAACTTCGTAGTAGAGAACATGGCTATCATTAAGGAGCAGCAGAAACTGTATCAGGAAGGTACCTCTAGGGCGTCAGCTAGTATCTTAGGTGAGGATTACTTTAAGCTGGAGGAGATTAATAGTGGTAGGGTTATGCAAGGGGCAGTTCCTAGTGGAGCAGGGCCAGGCTATGTGTCCGCTGCATCTTCTAACTATGGTACGCTAGCTGGGTCAGTAGAGAACATAGGTGGGGTAACTGCTCGCACCATACAGAAGTTTCAAGAGTCTGCTAAGGGTAGCTTAGAGCCAGCGCTATATAAGCTAGGAGTTAATCCAGAGGCAGCTATTGAGTGGTCTACCTTAAGTCAGCGTGTACGTAGCATAGAAGGTGAGTACGGACTTAATGAAGCAGGAGATGCCTTAGAGCCACTGTTGCTTATACGCTACAGGAAGCTACTGCGGGAGTCAGCAGAGAATGGCACTCCTCCACCTAAGGAGCCTGTGCTAGGCAACTCTGCTATGGAGCGTAGAATAGAGCTACAGTCTCAGGAAGTTAGAGAGCTAGCTGCCATTCATATTGAGCTTAATAACAAAAGAACTCAGGGGCTTGCTAGCTTACGTACCTCACAGGGACTACAGTTCAATAGGGCGCCAGATGCCTTCTACCCTATACCTGTCAACCCACAAGACTTTCCTCACTTTGCTATGGTAACAGATGAGAGTATCACTAGTGGTAATCACAGTAAGACTCTCTTTGCTTCTAGCGCAGAAGAGCTAGCTGGGATGATAGCTAAGCTGAAGCAGAACCCACAGCTACGAATCAGAACAAAGAACGAAGCTGAGGAGTACTTCTCTTCTATAGGTCAGTGGGACTATGAGAAAACTCTTAGTAATAACTACTTAGATGTAGAAGCTCACCGTAAGGGAGTAAGTGCACCATTCCTAGTGGCTACTGACCCTAAGAAGATTACTCAGGATATGCTTAGTTGGCACATGCAGCGGGAGACTGGCTTAGTTAGGGAGGCTGTAAGTGCTAAGTATGAGGTGCAGTTTGAAGAACTTAAGCGCTTAGGTGACGAGTTCACTAACGTAGGAACTTCTCAGTTCACTGATATTAACTTACTTAAGTTCTCTGGGGATGCTGTATCTAATCCTTACAGAGACTACATTAAGACAGCACTTGCAGTTAAGAAAACTGCTGAGTACCCTTGGCACACTAACTTAAATAAGCTAGTAGATGCTAAGTTCTCTGAGCTATATAAGAAGATTACTGATGTGTTCGATAGCTCTAAGTCTGCTGACGACTTAGCTGGTATTAACCAAGCTCTTAATAAGGCAGGGTATAAAGGAGCTGCCTACGATGAGTCTATGGATTTGTTCGCTAATGCTGTACCAGCCAGAGGGACACTAAGTACTGTGGTACAGAAAGCTAACTCTATCATGGCTACAGTAGTACTACGCTGGGATGCTCTTAACGCAGTGAATAATGCAGTGTCTGCTAACGTACTACTTGGGGCAGAAACTAAAGCTATCACTAGAGCTATAAGCAGAGGGGACTCAGAGGCAGTAGGCGCTCTAGCTAAGCTGACTAGGGTACAAGTACCTGGCACAGCGGAAACTATCTTCGCTCCTGAGAAGCTTATAGCTAATAGTATTAAGCGCTTTAATAGGCAAGGGGAGGACTTTAAGTTCTACAGAGATAACGGCTTCATGACTTCTATCTCTTCTCAGTACTCAGACGCAATGGAAGCTCTAGCTTTCACAGGTACAGAGACTGTTAAGAGTTGGGACACTAGACTTAACTCACTGTACGCTACCCTTAAGAAGGCAGGAGATACAGGGGAGAAGTTCACAGGTAACAAGTTAGCAGAGGAGTTTAACCGCTTTGTTGCTGCCGATGTTATGAAGCAGATGTCAGATGTAGCTGTAGAGAGAGGGCTTATGAGCGCTAAGGAACAGCTTGCTTATATCAATACCTTTGTGAATAGAACACAGGGTAACTACCTAGCAGCTCAGCGCCCTATGATGTTTCATGGCCCTATAGGTCAGGCAGTAGGTCTATTCCAAACCTACCAGTTTAACTTACTTCAGCAGCTACTACGTCATGTAGGGGAGGGCCACTCTAAGGATGCTATGACTCTGTTAGGTTTACAGGGCACTATCCACGGTATGAATGGCCTACCTGCATTCAATGCTGTGAACACTAACCTTATAGGTAATGCGTCAGGTAACACAGAGCACAGAGACGCTTATGATGCAGTGTACGGTATAGCAGGTAAGAGTGCTGGAGACTGGCTCACCTATGGACTAGCCTCTAATACTATGGGTTTACTTCATCCTGACCTTAAGGTTAACTTATATACTCGTGGTGATATTAACCCAAGGCATCTAACTATAGTACCAACTAACCCTAGCTCAGTACCTATCATACAAGCCAGCGCTAAAGTCTTTGCTAATATATTCGAGACAGCTAAGAAGCTTAACGCTGGAGGGGATGTTAGCACTACCTTACTACAAGGGCTAGAGCACAATGGACTTAGCAGACCTCTTGCTGGATTGGCTCAGACTCTGCAAGGAGTTAATAACCCACAGCAGGCATCATACAGTACATCTAACAGAGGTAATGTTATAGCTAGCAATGACTTTCTAAGTCTAGCTAACCTAGGTAGGATGGTAGGTGGGAAGCCACTGGATGAAGCAATAGCTATAGACGCTACTTACCGATTCAAGGCTTACGGGCTTATGGATACTAAGAAGCGTCAGATACTAGGAGAGTCTATTAAGACAACTATGATAGCAGGGCAAGACCCCAGTCAGGAGCAGATAGAGGAGTTCTCTATTAAGTACGCTGAGGCTGGTGGTAGGAGCGAGGAGTTTAATAAGTGGATGACTCAGCTATATAAGACAGCTAACCTATCTCAAGCTAATAAGATACAGCAGTCCCTTACTAGTCCCTACAGTCAGAGCATACAGCGAATAATGGGAGGTAGAGAGCTTAAGGACTTTACTAATAACTCAGCAGAGCAGTAAGCAGTAGCTATAAAAAAGCCCAGATAACTGTAGTAGTTATCTGGGCTTTTGTGTGTGTGCTCTGAGCTAGAGCAAACTACTCAACTTCTCTAGTCTCTCAATCTCAGCTTCCGCATAGAACTTAATCTTCTTAGCCTCTCTTAGTTTATTACTGTGTGAGCACTGACCATATCGGTAGGTAGCTCTGAAGATCTCGCCTAGCTGTGCATTCATATCACGGTAGCTAATAAGATGCTGTAGCTCAGTTGCTCCTTCTGGTAATTCGTAATAGCTAGCTGTGCTGCCATCACTTGTTACTTGCTGCTTTACTGCTTTACTATAATCTGTTGAGTTCATATTAATAATACTCCTGAAGAATTACCTAGTCTGGTATCTGCCATGCGCTTTGTAAGCTGTGGGTATAGAATCTCTAAGTCTTCATTACTATACAGTCCATCCATCGTTACATTACAGTAGGCTGCAATCTCTGCCATCTGCTCCTCCCAACTAAAGTTATCTTCCTCATGTAAGCGAAGTAGCTCAGCTACTAAGATAGGGTGGCAGTTAATCTCAATCAGCATAGTGATCCTAGCCTTACTAAAGTAATCTAGCGTTACCTTAGCTTTATTCTCTACACCAGCAAACACAGCTGGCTCTACCTTAGTTACTTTCATCTAAACAGACCTCGAAGGGTAACGCACTAGAGCTAATACACTCTTCTGGTTGACTACGATCTACTAGTAAAAGAGTATAGAAGCCAGCCGCATTCTTATGTCCACCTCCTCCGAAGAGCTTAGCTATCAGACTGACATCAAAGTCTCCTACACTACGCAAACCCCACTTAATACGGCATTTCTCTGGCTCCACTGTGAACGTAGCAGCGAAACCTTCTGCACTATTCTCTGCTAAGGTGTGCCCTACATCACTTACAAGCTCATAAGGACAATCTACAGTTGGTACTTTGTACCCAGCTAGCTCCATAAGAGCTGCATTATTTACTATCGCTCCTACTGCATATTCATGATCATCCTGTAAGTACTCTCCTTCGCTTAGAGCTTCCTCAAGCCCTGCCTCAGACTCTAGCAATCTATGTAATATATCCCAGCTCTCTAGTGCTCTAGCGTAGGATTTTATGAGCTTATTAATGTACTTAGTTTCATCTACTGCACCATAAGTGAAACGATATAGGTCATAATCCTCTACATACATAACTAGCTTAGGTGCCTCTAGCTCACTGAAGAAGTATCTCCAAGCCATACCAGCACCTGAGTGAGAGTTATCTAGTATGATTGTAGCTCCCTCTACCTTACCCGTCCAGATAGTCTCAGGACTTATAACTAACTCAGGAGCGTAGCGTTCAAAGGCTGTCTTATGGTGGTCAAGTATAACTACATCTAAGAAGTAGTGCCCATCCTGTAGTTTATTAAGGACAGACACTTCTAGTGAGTAGTCTAGTACATACAGCTTAGTGTAGTCTCCAGCAGGCCACTCAAGACTTAACTCCTGAAGTAGAGACTCCACACTATCTTCATCATAGCTCATAGGTAGAAGTGTGGAGTAGTAACCTTCCTCTGCCGCACGCTTAGCTGCAACCCAAGCAGCAGTGTACCCATCAATACAGTTTGCGTGATAGGCTATAAGAACTCGCTCCTGCTTAGAAGTAAAGTTAGCTCTCATCTCTTTCACTTGTTTTAACTCTAACATATTAACTCTCTCTCGTCTAATGTAAGTAGTGTGTAGTCTAGGGTGTCTGCCAAGGCAGCTTTCCTAAGCCTCTTTATAGGCAAGTATCCATCAGATCCTGCTACTTGCTGTATCTTCTCCGCTAGTATTAAGTTACCAATCAACTCTACTAGCTGGTTACGATTCTCTAAGTCTTGATGTACAGCTTTCCATATAGCCTGAAACCTTAGCGGCCTATGAGCTGCACCTAATACCTCCATTACCTTGTGGGTAACTCCTGAGTTCTTAGACTGACCAAACTCCCCTAGCGCTTTAGGCATTAGGTGCTCTGTAAAGGTAAGGATTGTATTAGCTTCTATGATATCAGAAGCCTCTATGGTAGTGCTAAGCCTACATGCCATAGTAAGCATAGCTATTTTAAGCAGGTGTATGCTACGTCTGTTCTCGTAGCTATCAAACCTAAGATCATCCATACCTTCCCAGCTCATATAAATCTTATCTAAGACAGCGAAAGCCTCGTCTGTGATAGTTACCTTACCTTTCACATGCTTCTTAATAAGCCTTAGCTGCTCTATTAACTCTAGCTGTAACTCAGCATCTGGTTCAGGGGGTATGGTATATAACCTACCTTTAGGTTCCGCATATATAAAAAGCATACGGGAGAAGAACCCTTGCTCAGTAGCTTCAGGAGGAAAGAGTTTATTAAACCCTACAAAAGTGTTACCTCCTAAGATACTAATGGTAGGGTCAGGTATAATTACAGACTTAGAGTTCTTAAGCTTATAGTCATAAGGCTCGTCTATATCCCACAGCTCGCCTAGGATACTCATGAAGTCTAAGTTACCTGTGCCTATGAAGTTATTAATCTCATCTGCCGCAACAAAGACCTCAGCAGGTGGTAGACTACTTACATCTGTAGTTCCGAATAGATTCATATCTAAGATAGAATCAGTATCCATACCTCCAGTCTCGTCTGTTAGTCCTGAGTCCTCAGCTAAGTCTATTAAGAACTTCTCTTGTCTAGTCTTCTTAGCTGCAAACTTAGTGTACCCTGCTTGCTTAATGAGCTTAGCTCCAATCTTAATAGCTGTAGACTTCTTAGTTCCTGCTAGCCCAACTAACATCACATACATATTAGCGTGTATCTTAGTGTGCCCAAAAGGAAAGTGTATGTCTCTACCTATCCAAGCTGCTAGAGAGGTAAGTCCGCACCATCTATGAAAGAATGTCGGGCACTCAGTGGCTGCTGTATACGCTAAGTACTTAGATATAAAGTCAGGCTTAGGTTTAGGTTGTAGTCTAGTGATAGGTTCAGTCACTGTGACTCTCCTGTGTTAAGTTATTCAGTTTCGCTCCAGTACTCAGCGCAGTTTTTATCTAGGTGCTGTCCTCTCTTAGCTCCGGCTGGTACTACAAATGTACGAACTTTTCCGTCATAAGCCTTTATAGTAATAGGTACTTCCATACGCTCTACTACCATCTGTATAAGGTACTCATGCCCTTTACGGTATTGGAAAATTATACTATCGTGTACCTGTGCGTTAAGCTTGAAGTTTGCTTTATGCTGTGGGTTGATAGCTATGTCTTTGAATACACTTAGGTATGCTTTGTTTAGGGTTTGAGCATTTAAGCTCTGTGGTGGGTGTGCTATGTAACTATTAAGTTGTTGCTTACTCTTATCTGGATTGCCAAAGCAGTAACGAACCCAAGAGTGTGTGCGGTCTTGTTCATAGATACCTTCTGCATTCTTAGCTAAGTCTATGATGTTACCAGTCTGCTCCCAGCTATGATGCCATGCCATAGAAGAGAGCTTAGAAGTCATACGTATCTCGTCCTTAACTCCCTCGTAGAATACACCTTTAATAGCAGGGTAGGTTCTATGAAACTGCTCAAGTAAGTAGGTAGCTACCTGAACGTGACTCCAAAACCTATTAAGGTTTAGTAGCTGCTTGGCTTTAACTATGTTAGGTTCGCCCATAGTATCTACTAATACATAAGCTCCCATGTTATAGTTAGCTCCATGGTTTACTGGCTTACCTATCTGACGAAGGGGTTTGTTAAGTACCTTACCTGTAGCTTCATCGTACAGATCCTCGAAAGGAACACCAAAGAAGCAACTAGCGTTAGCACAATGAAAGTCAGGGCTATACTCTACGTTATGTATAAGCTGCGCATCCCCTGATATGTAACCTGTATCTCTGGACTCAGCTTGCTCTAAGTCTACCTCACATAGATAGAAGTCAGGGTCAGCTTTAATAGTCTGCTTAACACTAGGTCCGCGAGGTATGTTCTGTATCTGTAGTCCTGTCCAGAAGTGGTGCTCCCGAGAAGCTAAGCGAGAAGTATCTGTGCCATGTGGGTTTAGTGCATATAGAACTCTATGCCCAGTACCATCTTGCCTAGTAAACTCAGTAGCCTTAGCTCCAGTCTGTAAGTACTTCTCTTTAAGAGTTCTAGCTTCCCTTATATCTAGTACAAGACGTAACACACGAGCATTGAATGGGTGCCTGAAGATAGCCTTAGCTATGTTCTTTGCGTCACAGGAAGGTAAGTCCACACAACCTAAGAGTTTAAATAGGGCTTTCATCTGTAAGGGAGACTTAACATTAAAGCTCTCTCCCGCAGGGATATCTAATATAGTATTAAGCTGCTTGCTAAGTGTATCTATGGTATAGTCTGCTTCCTTCCTAGCTCCTGCTAGTCTATCCATGTCCCTAGCTAGTCCTGTCATTTCACTAAGGTGGCATGGGAATACAAGAGGGAACTCAAGTAAGTAGTTACCTATCGCCCAGTCAGGAGCTTCATGTAACATAGCTAAGAACGCATTACCAGTGCCCCAAGTATCTAAGGCATTGTATCTGTAGTACTCATATAGGTCATTGGTGTGAGCTAAGTCTTTCCAGTACATAGCCTTACGTAAGAAGAAGGCATTAAGGAAACCTAAGTCTTTAGGTAACTCACTGTACCAGCTATGAAAAAGGTGTGCTGTATCGTATAAGTAGTTATGTAAGGGAGCACTGTAGCGACAGAAGTAAGCTGCATCGTACTTACCATTCTGCATAATCTTAGGAGCTGGTAGCTTGTTCCACTTACGCATGATAGCCAGTGCGTAGTCACTATCCAGAGCTAGGACTACTGACTCGGAAGTGTTAGCTGTAGTATCAAAGCTAGTATAAGAGAGACAGCGTATTACAGCATTCTCTTTAAAAGTCTCAACATCTACACATATTAGATTAGCTTTGCTAAACTTAGCGTGTAGTAGAGTCTCAGTGCTAGCAGTTAAGAGGGAGAAGCCAGTGAACTTAGTGGGTACGTACCAGCTATCAGGCGAAGTCAGCTTACTAACTATGCGCTTAGCCATGAACTTTCCGAAGGGTACAGTTACTAACTGCTTAAGAGGTTTGATAAAGACAACCTCTATCTCTGGGTCGCCTACCTTAAATGGTGGGATTGTGAAGTAAGAGCCAGCATAACTATCTATAGAAGGAGCCTTGCGCTCAGTCCAGTTAAGTAGCTTAGTTAGTAGGGTTGGGCTAGATGATATGACTCTGCTTATACCCTTCTGCCTACAGTACATAGATACAGAGCTTAGCGTAAGCACAGGGTCTGAACGCAGGAAAGTAGTAGCACTACCTACGCAGGGCTTAAGTAACCTTAAGTACTCTGTGTCTGCGTGTGTACCCCAGAACACAAGCGCATCATCTGCTTGCTTTGCTTGCTTAGGTTTAGTAGCCTCCTTCAGCCTCATAGCTGCTATGTGCTCTGCTAAGTTAGTCTTACCTGTACTACGTGGTGTACTCATACTTATTATATCCTTCAATATTCTTGCCTGTCTTAGTACTAGAAAAGCCCCGCTAGAGGTTAGTCTAACGAGGCTCAGTTGGTTGCTACTAACAGTCTATACTACATCAATCTCTTTAACTTGTAAGTACTTCTTATCAGGATCTGTCTTATCCTTACGGATACTAGAGATGATGATACACTCTACATCCTTAACGCCTTCAATGACTTCTCGTATAGTAGTAAGCTCAAGAGCAGCACAGAAAGGGAGTGCGCACTTCTTAAGATTACCTTGACCGAACTCATTATCTAACATAAACATGGTGTTAGCTGTGTCACCTGCTTTAGGTTCAGCTTCATTAGCATCTGCTAACTCTATACACTCCATGTAAACAAAGTCTAGCGTTACTACAGTAGAGCTGTTAATCTCCTTAGTACCAAAGGTAGCTAGCACCTTATGAACGCCAGCGGCAAATGGCTTAAACTCAGGTAGGTCAGCTAAGTCATCTAGTTTAGCGTCTAGTAAATCAAGTACTGAATCAGTCATGTTATTTCTCTCTATGTATTAAGTTATATTAAGTTAGTGTATTACTATAAGTAAGTTAGTAATGGTTTATGTAGCTAAGTAGTATACTTTATCCGGTATACTAGCGGGGTGTTGTGCAATTCAATAAAACCATAATACCAGACTTTTATTTTACGTCAAGCATTAATTTCGGCTAAGCTACAAGCATCACTTTTTAGCTTTAAGTCTCTCCAGTATAGAGCTAGTAGTAGCAGATACAGTCGTAGTAACCTTAGCGTCCTTAGTAATAACTCTGTTTGCATATAGCTCAGGCTTGAAGATAGCTAGCAAGCTAGCCTCCTCGGCCTTATCTGTAGCCTCCATACAGACCTTAGTGCGAGAGCCAGTTAGTATAGTAGTAGCGTAGTCAGTACCAGACGCAAAGATATGTCTCTTGTTCTTTCTCTCTGCATAGATTACATGGTCGAAGTACTTAGCTACGTTACGGCTAGAGTTCTTACTACCACCAACAGGAACTAAGACATTCTTCTTACCTTCAGTGGTAGCCTCTACTTCATGAGATATAACTACTACATTATAAGCTGCCTGCTGTATGTGAGATAGGAAGATTTCCATTAGCTTAGCTAAGTTACCCCAGTCATCTGTCTGCATCTTGTAGTCATCAGGCTGGCCCTTACATATGTTAGCCATAGCGGAGGCAGCAATCTGTGTAAGAGAGTCGAACACTACTACTGTATCAGAGCCTAAGTTAGTTAAGTCTATCTCTATAGTGTCAGCCTCTGCCTTCTTACAGGCCATGCAAGCTACCTTACCATGCGCCTCGCACACAACTACCTTACCTTTAATCATCTTAAGCACAGTCTCTATACCTATAGGATAAGAGCGAGTATCAGGCAGGTTTACTATCTCTACATTACTTTGCCACTCCTCTGGTAGCTGGAACAAAGTAGCATGACCATTCTCTAAGCCCACATAGATAACTTTAAAGTGCTCAGCTAACTTACCTGCTAGAAGAGTCTTGCCTGTCTTAGGGCCACCATAGACTATAACTCTGTGGGTAGCACTTGCCTTTAGGTTACTTAACTTAGCCATACTATACCCTCCGGACTAACCGCATTAAAGATTGAGTGTCTAAACGCTGCGTTAGTTGTATCTTCTTCGTAGGGAGTTTCTCCGTGAAGTGGGTTTTGTAGCGCCCCTCTAAGCCATGTAACTTCAGACTCAGTAAGTTCTAGTGAGTAACTAATAACTCTTTTCGTAAGTAACTTAGCCATACTATAGCTCTCCATTTTTAAGGTGCAGTTCGTAAGCCTCAGTCGTTTTAGTAAGGTAAGCTATTAGAGATTTAGTTTGGTTTAAGTCTAGCCAAACCCTAGCAGCCGTTCCTTGATCTAACTCTAACTCATTAGCTATTTCTATCTCCAACTCTCCATCTGTATCAAAATGGGAGTCTACACTTAACTTACGCCTAAATTCCATACTATATCTCTCCTATCTGTGCCTGCTCTCTTAAGTAGTTAAGATAGTCAGGGTCATCTTGGTACTTGTCTATCATATCTTGGTCTAACTCTTGAGTTACTTCTTGAGTTACTTCTAGCTCTGGGGCTTGCTCGTAAGCAGACATCGGTATAACCTCCTCGTTCGGAGCTACCTCAGGTACAGACTCTACTGGCTCAGGGCTATTAGCTAGTATAGCTTTCTGGTAGTTACGTAATCTACTAACAAACTTATGAGCCTGCTCTACTGGGTGCCAGTGGGTTTTATAAGCACTCTCTACAGGTTGGTTAGTTCCTGTGTACAGGTTCCAGCGATAGCTATACTTGCTACTAGGTACACTTGCTGCTCGTAGGGAGCCAAGTCGCTTATCAGCGAACTTAAAACTGGCCTCCTCCCTAGAGCAATACACTGGATAGATACCTAAAGGAGCTAACTCCTCTACTAAGTACTCACAACAGTCCCGCAGGACTCCTTTATTTAAAGCTTTAAGACTAGCCATATCATATATCTCCTTTCTTTATCTGCATCTCTACTAACTCTTCAAAGGTTACAGAGAACTGGTACTCACTGTCAGCTACAGCCATCTTGTCTAGCATCTGCTGTGTTAGTGGCTTAACTAAGTTAGCTGTAGTCAGTGTGCATAAGCTTAGATACTCACAGTCTCTGAAGAAATCATAGCAAGCTTCTCCATGCTGCGGGTATGTATCATAACTATCATATAAGGTTATCACTTGCGTATCTATTATAAGCTCCTGTAACCACAGTGCTCTCTGTAGCAGAGACTTCTTAAACGGGAACTCAACAAACTCATAGTTACGAGACTCATATACAAGGTACAGTACAGTGTAAGAACTAAGCTCAGGGAATAGTATATCTAATACAACGCTATAACCTAAAGCTTGGCCTGAGTTCTTGTACATAGTACTGTTAGCGTTCCCGCTAGATGTCTTAGCCTCCAGTACAAGTATCTCTCCTGTAACTCTATGCCTAAGCACAGCATCTACGAAGCCACGATACTTATAACTATCAGGAAGTAAGACCTGAAAGCTAAGCTCTACTGCTGGCCTACCTGCATACTCTACTAACTCATAGTCCTCTAAGAACCCTCCCTGCCTAAGAGCTAAGAACTTCTTAGTTGCCTGCATAGCTAACCAGAAGGACTTATTCTGCTTAGGGTTGTTAGCTAGTAAGTCTGTATCCCACTCAAGAAAACAGTCTAAGTATATCTGGTCTTCCGTCTTCTCTTCTAGCACAGATTGCATACCTACACCTACAACCTTACCATAAGCAAAGGTGACAGCTTGGTTACTCTCTAAGCTAGCTTCCATCTCTTGTATCTGTGAGTTAAGTCTGTAAAGTTGGTACTTACGAGGACACTTATGTAACAGTCCACGAGAACTGTGAGATAAGAGTTTAAGGCGTGGGTCTATCTGACCTGTGGGTAGGTTCACTATTGTGATAGTTTCTAGCTCACCATCTAAGAAGGTAGAGTTAGGTGTATCTAATAGGGTAGCTGTGGTAGTGGCAGAGGCTTTCTCTGCTGCTTTCCTAGCTAGTAACTCTTTAATCCTGCTTGACATATTATATCTTACCTTCTTTAATTAAGCGTCTCAGTGTCTGGCATATAAGAGCTTGCACCTTACAGTGCCTTACACCATAAGTAGTTCCAGTTAAGTGGTCTGCTAAAGTGTTAGTGTCATAACTATGCACTATCCAATCATACTTAACTGGTAACTCTATACTGTCAGCGGCTGATAAGTCTATAGGAAAGCACCAAGCTATTAAAGCCTTTGCTCCTTCCATATAATTTATATAGCTATCATGGTGTGACTTGCTATACAGGATTAGGAAGGTAGCTAAGCTAGTAGGTAGTAAGGCTTCCTCTGACTCACAGCGTGAGCTTTGATTAGCTTCCTTACTTGCCTTTCTTAACTCCGCTAACCTAGCTAACAGCGGGCTACTCATACTGAGGGTTGCCAGTACAGCTTACATGCTGTAGGTGTAGCTGGTGTGACTCCATCCTTAGCTGTAAGGTCTGCCGCTAACATTACATACCTACCTACTCTACCCTTATGCTCGAAGGTAACTGTGGTAGTAGCTCCGTAAGAAAGTGATATAACCTCACCATCAAGCGGGCCATGCACTAGGAGAAAGTCTTCACGAGGTTGTATCTCACCCATAGTCTCTACCCTCCTATAAGTCAGCTACAGTAAGGTTCTTAAGAGCCTTCTTAGGTGCCTTCTTAATAGCTGTGGTAGCTATCTCAGTAGCAGTCTGCTTCTTAAGTCCACGAACTAAGATACTACACTCCTCTTCACTGAGGATAGTAACTACATCAGGGTCTGCCTTAAGCTGACGATGTATGTCTCTTAGTAGGTTAGCCATGTTAGGTGTGCCTTCAAGCAATGCTGCCTCTAGGTTAGCTAACTTCTCTCTTACTTCAAATCCTTGCTCTATCATATATCTCGCCTTAATAGTTTATTTACAGTTTAATGTTCAGCTTAGTATTTATCTTAGTGTTCAGCTTACTACAAATTTCTTATACCTGTATAAGGCTCTAAAGTAAATGTAACTTTAACTCCTTCTATAGTATAAGCTAGCTTATAAGTGTTACCTAACTCCGGACAAATTACCTTCCAACCTAAGTCACGCCACTTCTCTTTTATAACCCCTTGTATAATCCTACGATGAAGAGATACATCTGCTTCAATGGATAAGGTGTTATTAACTTTAAGTGCATCCCAGATAAGCTGGTACTTTCTCATTGGTTAGGCTCTCTTATAGCGTTTACATTTCTTAGTGCTGCCATCTCAGCTCACTTAAGTAGCTTCAAGTTAAGGTGGCAGTAATAAGAAAGCTCTTAGTATAGCAGGGTCAGTGGCTACACTAAGAGCAATGGTTATGAGTTAGTTCTTACAGAGCTTATAGGTTAGCTAGTAAGTCACTGTCAGATACGTTAAGGAAAGTGTCTACCTTAGCTAATAGGAAGTTTAAGCACTCTTCAAACTCAGAAGCATTCTCAGACTTCTCAGCCCAGATAGATAGTTGCTGTACTACAAGCTGTAAGACTGGCTTGTTTGTACGTACCGGAGTAAGCTTGGCACTAAGGATCTTAGCCATAGCAGTACACTGCTCAATAGTCTTACCTGTAGCATCTGGCATAACAGCAAGGTAATCCTCAGCAAAGGCATCCCATGTATCCTTAGGAATACCACCACCACGGCGCTGTACCTTAGGAATGTTAGATATAAAGTCCCAGCTAAGCTTGTCTACAGGGAAGGTGGCTGCTGTAAGATCTAAGCCATCATACAAAAGCTCACGAGCTTGCGCGTTAACAGCTCCTTCCATAACTTCAAGTAGTAACTCTAGTGGTTTGCCCCCGCCCTCTAAGATAGCTACGATACCTTCCACAGTTGGGTAAGGGATAGCTAAGTCTACAGGCTTACGGATAGTTTCGATACCTGTATCTTTATCC